TCAGTTTGCCGGTACGGCAACCTCTACACGCCGCGGGCGCTCCCCATCCTTGCCGGGAACAAGAACGACAACCACGCAGACCTCTTTGCCGTTCTGAACAACAGATGTTGCACGCGCCAGGGTGCCACCCTGCGAGTCCGCTACCTGCTGCCCCACCGCCGAGCAATCCGCAGCCAAAGCAGGACCGGCGAAGACGACGCCGGCGCCCGAGATCAAACCCGCTAGGGGCAAGGAGAAGAGTAAGTGTTTCATCATGTTGTCATTATTATCGATTGCTGTCTGAACGATGAATGAACAGTTGGTGTCCCGCAGCTACAATTGCCACAGGTTCACGCCTTTTAACATCATATTTCTTTACGTGAAATGAGCGTTGTCGCACTAATCCGCCCAAAAAGCGCCACGACGCCACTTATTGCAGTCAAAAACTCTATCATTGTTTCCGAAATCGATGCCTGATCGACGCTTTCCAGCGTGCCGCTGAGGAAGCCGGAGCAAGAAAGGCCAATGGTTGCAATTGATGCCCAGATGGTCTTGGAAGCGAACCAGGATTTTTCATTGGTCATTGTAAATTCCTTTTCTGATAAATTGTCTGATCAAAAAGATGCTGGAAATAATTTGCAGCTGGTTTCGTGGCCCCGCCCAATAGCGGCAGAAATCATGGCTATGTTGATGTTAAATGCGGCTGCAGGATTGCCAAGGTCCTTCTGCCGCTCTGAAATGCCGTACATCCATTCGCTCGCGGTAACCTCAACAGAACGCACAACCCTTTCTTCGAAAATGATATCTACCTGATAGGCCTCGCGATCTTCGCCCAGCGGAATTTCCGCAGAAAGCCAGCTATCGGCATCTATGCGTCCGCGCCTGACCCAGCTGATTGCCATGTCTCCATTGCCATGCATTGACGTGCGGATATGGACCGGAGCCAATGGTTGCAGGGCTCTTAGTCCACCGTCATGCCTTTCCGTGCGATAGAACTGATCGGAAAACTCTTCACCGGATGCACCGATGCGCCAGCTTAACTCAAGCCCGGCTTCCTGGGGCTTCAAGCCCGCTGGAGCGATGGCCTCATTCAGCAGAATGAAAGGCGCTCCGCCATTTTTCAGATGCAGCGCCTCACGTTCCGTACCGCATTGACCGCGCAAAAGTCCGGTTAACCGCCAAACATCACTGCTGGCTTCTTCCGCATTAAGGAATTGCAGCAATTCCCATTCCCCGTCGGCGGTTCCAATAAGTGCGGTATTCGCGCCATTGAAAACCTGGGCCTGCGTTACAGAGCTCAATTCACCATCGTAAAGTTTGACAGTAAGCGCTTGATCGTAAAGCCAGCGACCGCTTGGTCCACCAGCCAACGGTTCCGTCAATTCTCCCATGATGGCGCTATCACCCAATGTAACGCGCTGTTCGAACCCAGACTCCTCCGGCGATGCAAATGCGCTCACACCTGCCCAAGGCCTGGAAAATGCAGCGATCCGGAATTGATCGTTGGCACGCTCTATTCCCGGCCACATGGGCAAGTCCACCAGATGGAAATATGGCCTGCCCCGGATCAGGTTGTCGCTATCGGCTGGCGCAGGCAGCTCTGCCTGACTGGGATAACGTACATGTTGCGGCACGGCCCGAGCTTCCAGACGCCTTGTCGCCCCGTCTTCAATCGAAGTTATGACATAGCGACCGGCTAGACTGGGGTCACGCGGATCGGTAACCCTGATCCTGTCTCCGACCTTCAAACCTGCCTGCCTCCACGGTTGCTCGAATGTGACTGATCGCCTTGAGGCCCTGCGTGCCTGCATCCATTCTTCCGCCAGCATTTTGGCCTGACTACTGTGAAGCATGGCCATTACACCAATGCTTTCAGTTCCCTTGCCATCCGTTCGCCCGGCGAAGGCCATTGCTGCCTGATAATCCAGCATCGGGTCGCGATAGGCCAGCTCGATACGTTCCGGCTGCTCCATAGCTTCCGTCAACTGCCATGTCAGCGGCCCTCCATCCTGCAGCTCGACGAACTCTTCAATTATCGGGGTTTGAAGGTCTGTCCGGTTTCTACTTTGAAAGACCAGCGTTTTGCCGCTTTCAAATGCATCTGTTCCGTAAACCGCAAGCAATGGTTCAATGGCCGCCCGAGCACTGGTCGGTTCATCCAGAATATAGCCATCGGCAAATCCATCGACACCTGACGTGTCAAAATCAGAAATTCCATGATCATGCAGAATGGCAGCTATCAATTCATCGAGTTCCACACCCGACAGTCGGCCATTCAGCCAGTGACCACATGACCAATTATCGCCATCGGACCACAATTTCCGGTTCAGCGGAAATTCCGGATAAGGCCGCGTATCCCATGCCCAGACATAGAGCCGGCCTTTATCAAGCATTGTTCCGGCATGTTCCGCCCAATGAGCGAAATGAGCACGCAGGTAGCGATTTTGCGCCAGATCATTTCTGCCCTGATCCGAAAAATATGGGAATGCGCCTTCTGACGATTTCATGTCGGGGAAGACATTGGGCTGGTTCGGCCCCTTGTCGACAGCGGGACAACCAAGTTCTGTCAGCCAGATTTTCTTGGCACCGGGCTTCCAAGCAGTTGGCAATTTCTGCTCGACGCCCCCGATGCGATGATAGTGTGCATTCGCCCACCATGATGCCAGATCCTTGTAGCGATACACCCATGGCTTGCCTGAACCATCCGTAATAGGGGTGCGTATCCGCATGGTTCGATCATTTGGAGAGCCATAATACCAGTCGAAGCCCTCTCCGGCAGCAATATGCTTTTTCAAGGCTGGCAAGTCATAAGGCGTGGGAAAGCCATCAGGATTGGGCACGCCATAATCCTCGTCGCGCCAATCACTGAGCGGCATGTAATTGTCAATTCCGATTGCGTCGATTGCGGGATGTGCCCAAAGCGCATCAAGATGAAAATAGACATCGCCTGATCCATCCTGCGCGTGGTGCCCAAAATATTCGGACCAGTCAGCGCCATAGGTGAGCTTGCATCCCGGTCCCACAATGTTGCGCACGTCTGCGGTGAGGCTGCAAAGCCCGTCAACAAAAGGAAACACATTGCCTGCCCCTCGCACCATGGTGAGGCCTCGCAGTTCAGAGCCAAGAATAAATGCATCCACACCACCCGCGCAAAGGCTCAGATAAGCGAGATGGAGTATGAAACGGCGATAACCCCAGTCATTGCCCTTGCCCTGATAAAGTATGCTTCCGTTCCTGATCTGATAATCAGCAGACTTGGCTTTTCCCAGAAACTCGGCAATCTGGCTGGATGCCACCGCAGTCTTGTTGACGCTGCCTGCATGGTAAGGTGCCGGGTGGCAGGTAATGCGTCCCCGCCAAGGATGCGTCGCCTGATTTTCTGCCCGATAAGGGTCTGGAAGCTGATTATCGCTCGGAATGTCAAGCATGATGAAAGGGTAAACCGTGACGCCAAGCCCTCGCGCCTTGGCATTCTGGATAGCAGCAATAATGCTTTCATCGGATGGCGTGCCGCCATAGACCACGCCTTTTTCATTGCGCGATATAAGATGCGCTTCTGAGCGGCCTATCCCACCTGCCCGCCATACCTCACTTTCATTATTCTGTTTGCGATCCATGACGCCGGGCCGCACTTTGCAATGACCGGCACGCAAATCTGCTGCAAACCAAGGCACCACAATGGCCACATGCTCAACCGAAGGGCAGAGCCCCTGCAACTCATCCATGGATGCTTGCCAGTCTGTGTGGCCTCTCAGGCAATTACGGTTCAGACCATCCGTCTGCCCTTTTCCACGTTCATTGGTCACCAGCTTGGGTGAGAGGCCGAACTCGGTAGACCCGGGTATCAAAGCGACGGCTTTCAGGCCGTTCGCAACTGCGCCGATCGCCCTGACCACCTCAAACTGGAACTGCGGTATGCGATTGCCAAAATCGTCGAGCGGGAATCGCTCGAATACAACATAGGCGGTGCCACGAAATGCCGGTGCATTGCCTTTGCCTTGCTTGGCTTCAATCAAAGGGTCCGGTAGTTGGTTTTCAGTGCCGCAATAGATGCGGATCGTAGCCCGCGTCTGATCATATTCCTTGCCATCAGCCCATATGCGGCGGATGAGGCTTATTTGTCCTGCCGCAACTGCAATCGCAAAGTTGCCGAAATAGGAATATTCGGTAACCTTCTGCCCACCCTTTCCGCCTTGGCGTTTTTTGGTTTTTTTCTCCTCGAACCGGGTTCCCCAGATCAAGGTGCCTGATACCCGTGCTGCTCCGTACACTCTTGGAAGCGCTGCGCCCTCCTCCGCTGTCATTGGCCGCATCGCGGCCATGCGCGGACCTTCGAGCTTTTGGCCGAACAGTGCCTGATCGATCAGATAGCCGCCCACTGATGCAGCAGCTGTAGCAACGGCCGCTGTAAAAGTTCCGGAGCCGAAAATAGCGGTTGCAGCGGTGGTCAGAACAAGCGTCGCCATAACATCAACCCTTTACGCCAAATGCTTCAAACTTTGGGAGGAAACGCAAATACACCAGCGATGCGTCTTCGCCATTGCGGGATAAGGGCAGAATCCATGACACTGTGCCCCTCATAAGCATGGATGAAGTGATCGGGACCGGCCAATATCCCCACATGCTTTGCGGCAGTTCCATCTCTCCAGCGGAACACAAGCATGTCTCCCGGTACGGCTTCTTCCCGAGTTTTGGAAATCATATGCTGGCGCGCTGCCTCCAGCAGCGGATCGCCGTTTCCCGCTTCAGCCCAATCTGGGGAATAGGTGGAGATTTCCTGTGGCTCGCGTCCATACAAGGCACGCCATATCCCGCGCACAAGCCCGAGACAGTCACACCCTACCTGACATTTGGTACCTTGGTGACGGTATGGTGTACCGACCCACAGCCGGGCTTCGGTTAAAACTTCCTGTGCAATAGTCATGGTACCAACGGCCCGCCGTCAAAGTTGCCCTTGCCATCGGCAAAATTGTAAATCGCATCATTGCCGGGCAGATGCGGAAATCCGCGAAAATTTGCAGCATTGCCAAACTTCGTCTTGCACTGGGTGAAACTCTTGTCGCAGCCTGCATCAAGCACAAATGTATCGCCTGGTTTGATGTCTGGAATTGACGAGTCCCGCAGGCTCAGGCGAGTGCCTTCACCATAGGGTTGATGTGTCAGCACAACATTCGTGCTGCCGTTCGCCCAAACCATCGCTCCATTGCGGAACCACTTTCCGTCAGGTGCTTGCAAGCCCGTGACCACGATCTCGCGATCCGAGATGACTGTGATTACCGTACCCTGTCGCGCGGCGTTTTTATAGCCGCACCGATTGTCACCAAGCTGCGCATCGCATTGCCGGGTTATTCGACGGCCACTGATCTTGTCGAGATCGACGGAACTGCTTTTGAGTTCAGCTACAAAACGCCCACCCGAACGGCTGATCGTGCCAATCCGGGATGATCGTAGTAAGGCCCGCTGCTCCGGTGCTGCCCAGTTTACCAGAAACGTTTCTACCGACGCGCCATCAAATGCCCCACGCTCAATATCGCTGTCAGAGATGGAAAGCGATGACAGCGCCCCTTCGATTTCCGCCGTATCAACGCTCAAACCCAAAGCGCTCGTTGCTTCACTGGCGCTTAATCCCGTCTGCGGTTCACACGGTATGCCGTCGATGACTATTGCCTTGTCATGATCAGTGAAGCCATGCACCATTTTATCCTTGCGACGAATGATCCAGCAAAAACAATGCGTTGTTACTTCTCCTGAAAGATGTGATTCAAGTGCTGCCGGTATGAAGCTCATGCTTTTACCTCAATGATGGGAATGGATGGAATATCGCCCGCATTGAACGATTTGAGATTGATCATCAGGCGGTCCGTATCGAATCTTGCCGGTACATCGAAGCGGAAGCCTGCCGTCACTTTTGCGTCCTGACGGGGGATTTTTCCGGGCTGAAAAACCACTTTCCCCGTAATCATTTCGATAATGAAGTCTACGCCCTCGCGCTGCTCCACCCCTGCTACAGCAATGCGCGCGCTCTCGACCTTGGTGATCGGCCTTGCATGGTCACCATAGTGCTTGACCAGTTGGAATACAGCGCCGCGTCCATCGCCATGTCCAAGCAGTTGATCTGTTGCAGCCACTTTCTGGCCTGTTTTGCACGAGAGGTGATCGAAAGGATCGCGAAACCGGAAGGCGTGCAGTGAACCCCTGCAAGCCTCGAAAAATGCCATCACCTCTTCGAGATCAGCCAGGGATCGGAGACCTGTCCCGGCATCATAGTGCCGCCGTGACTGTGACCAGCGCGCGTTTCGTTGTTCGAATCCGGAAGTGAGCGGCACAATTTCGTTACGCCATTCCGGCCCTCCGGTTGCACCAAAGGAAACCGCCGCCGGAAAGCGGACATCATGAAAACCTGTCATATGGTATCCTTTAAAGGGTCCGGGCGCCCCGGCGTGCAGCCCGCGCCAGCATGCCCGTCACCTGCGCTTCGGATTTGCGGAACGATGCCGCATCTGTTGCCGTCACATTGAAAGTGACATGGATAGGTGATCCGCCACCCTGCGCCGCGACACCCAGCCTGCCATCCGCGCCTCGCGCCAATGGCATGATCGCCTCACTACCCGCCTCGCCCATAAGGCCGGGTGAACCGCCAGCGTTGAAGTACGTCGGGCTGTTCACAATACCGCCCTTGGCAAAAGCAGTTGGCCTGTCAGCCGGTATGGTCACTGGTCCTTGCAATGTCCCGGGCTTGGGCATGAAACTTCCGACCAGACTGGAGAAAAGGCCCGATGCCATATCCTGCAGCGGCTTCAATCCTGCATTCAGAGCCATGCCCGCAATATTCATTGCAACTTGCTTGAGAATATCATCAAGCCCTTTTCCGCTTATTGCGGCGCTTTTGAGCGAACTTGTCAGCGTGCGCCCGAACAGATCGGATTTCTTCTGCAGGTCGTCCAGCACACGGTCCAGTCCACCCGTATCAATATCCATTTTTACAGTCAGGTCTTCAGGCATCGGTTTCCTGTCATTCATCTGGAAAAGCTCGCATCATTTGCTCAAGATCGAACTGTGTCAGTGCGGTTCGCGCTTCCGGTCGGTAAAATGCAGCGTTCAGTTCACGCGGCGTCATCGCCCAGAACTCTCGCGATGAGAGCTTCAAAACGCCAAATCCCGCCGCCATCATCGCTGCCCAAGGAAATAGCTCGGCACAATCATCCATAGCCTTCAATTATTTACCGCAGGCAGTTGTGATTTTGATTCACCGAACGTCGCGCTCAGGAGTTCACTGACAATGCGGGCAAAACCAGTTACTCCGCCTTCTGTCCGCATTTGCGCAACCTCACTTGCAGCAATTTCATTGCCGCCGCCGCGCAGACCTGCCGCAACAATTTTGATGATATCGCCAGCCGAAAGAGGACTTGCTGAAAATCGCCTGAGCAGCACAGCCAGATCTTCCGCGCCGAATGAAGCCTCAAGTTCCGCAAGTGCACCGAGTGTCAGACATAACGTCCACTCGCGCCCGTCAAGCATGGCGCATATCTCACCGCGATGCCGATTCACCATCACGCAATCTCCATGAATTTGATCGGGCCAGCCGACTCCAGAGCGATTTCGAAGGTGACCTCGCCATTATGCGCGCCGCCATATTCGAGCGCTACGATCTGAAACGGCCCTTGCAGCACTCCAAATGCAGGCAGAGCGATCTGCCATTCAGGAATAGCCCCTTCAAAAAAAGCCTGGCGAAACAAACTGTCTGACTGGGCATCCTTGAATATTCCGGAACCACCTATAGATGCGCGCTGAACGGCACTGCCGCCAAGCAGTTCACGCCAGCGGCCTACGGCTTCGGCGTCTGTCACATCCACTGTTTCCGTATTGAACGCCAATCGTTTTGAACGCATGCCACCGCAAGTCACATAATTGCCGTTAGCGTTGGCGATCTTCAACAGGATGTCCCTGCCCCTTTGAGCGGTCATCAGCATTTCCTTTCATGGTGATTAAGTGTCAGGCGGGAATTTCTTCCGTCACCGCCCGGTAGCGCAGCATGCCGAGATAACCGTCCCGGTTATCCTCCGCCCGCGCCTGTGAGTATTGTAAATCCAGATTGATGAGCCGGTGGCCGTTCAACGCCAGTTGGCGCGGCATCAGAAGCTGTTCGATCACATTCATGATCTCGAAAACAGATTTTCGACCGCTCGCCCTGTTCCAGATATTAAGTGTAAACAGGTGCTCGCTGCCACGCTCCGTTGCGGTGCTCCAATCGTAAATGTTCGATGATCCAAGCGTGACATAGGGAAATTCCGCCTTGGGCGGCACCCGGTCATAAATGCGCCCGCTGACAAGCTTTTCGAGCGAATTGTCCGCCTTTAAACGTGCCAGCAGCGCCTTTTGCAATTCCAGCGCGGCACTTGTCATGGTTTGTCATCTTTTTGTGCAGTGGGCACAGGAGCTTTGTTTGTCCTCTCTACCGCCTGTTCTGCGACCTCCATTGCCTGCCAGCGCAATGTGCGGATCAAGTCAGTGAGCGTCAGCTTCATGGCGATCTTCATTGAACCTCCTCGCTTACGCGGGCGACCAGATAGCGCCCCGTTTCATCAGGATCGTGCAGCGTCAATATGCGGAAAACGCGCTCGCCTTTGCGAAAGCGCATGGTGCTCGAAATGTCCGGGCGATACCGAAACGTGATCCGGTAAGTGACTTCGGGAAGTTCCTGCTCACCAAGGATGCGCGGCCCTGCACCAGCGTGCTCCAATTGCGCCCAAAGGCTGCTGACCTCGCTCCAGAGTTCATGCAAATCTCCGACGCCCCCAAAGGAAACCAGAGGCTCTTCCAGCAGCAGCTCTTGATTGAGACTGCCCGGATCAATGAATAGCGTCGGCATCACAATGATACCTTTCGCCAAAGGCCGATTACGCGCTCGAAGGCTGGGGGATAGGAAACAGGCTGCTGGACCGCGCCGTAAACGCCGCGAAATTCGTACCAGTGCGCAACGAGCGTCAAAATCGCATGACGAAGCGCATCTGGAACATCCTTGCCCGTTTCCCCGAACCCGGCAACGAAGTCCACTTCCAGCGCCCCGGCATTTCCAGCCCGTGAAGCAATATAAAGCCGTGCCGGACGTGAAGCAGTCTCCAGATGCAGATCATGCTCCGCTATCACCGAAGGCGATCCATCGTCACCAAATGCCGTCACCGGACCCAGCGACTGAAGGGGATATTTGCCGATCCTGATCAATCCGCGCGAAGGCCACTGATCGATATAAAGCCGGAAAGTCTGGTTGATAAGCGCAAGGCCCGTTTGCGTTTCGAGCGTCTCCCGAGCCGCTTTGACCAACCCCTCCAGTAGCTCATCTTCGTTGTTGTCTGCGAGGCGCAAAAATTGGCGCACCTCTACCAGTGTCACCGGCTCAAGAGCCGGCGGCTTGATCAATGTCATGGTCATGTTTGAAATCCTGAAAGGATGGAAATTCGATCGGGAAGCGTAGCGTTGATCGCCGCGCCTGGAATGCTCTCAACCACTCGGCAAGTTCGAGCAGTCCTCTATCTTGCGCTCATGATCGCGAGCCATGTTGATCATGATCTGGCTTTCTGCAGACAAGCCATGGCCGTCGAAGAGTGCACTTAGCAAAAGTTCAGCGACCTTGGCATAGGTCGAAGGTTGGAGACCATCGACGATTGTTTGATAATTGCCTTGGCTACCATCGGTGGAAAATCCGAGCCTTGCCAAAGCCTCGATGCCTTCCGACCTCATACGATAGTGACCGGCTTCCCCCTCTTTCGGGCCAAAAAACCCGGACGACGCCTCGCATAACATGCGTTTGTCATTATCGATGAATCTGCATTGCACGTAGCGTTGCGAATGGCCGGTCGAAAGGATCAAATATCGATCAAGTTCTGTTTCCTGACCAGCATTTGAATGGATCGTGGCCAAACGCGCGATCACCGGGCACCGATACCGTTCAATAAATATGGCCAAATCAGTTGGCGCTGCCCTGTCTGTTGCATGGCAAACTGAAAAACCGCCGGAAGTAGCCATTATGGAAACGAACAGGGCGATCCGATAAAAACGCATCGCACAAGTCTAGTTAAACTCGACCTGCGGGCAATTCGACATTGGTAGAATATCCGGGTGGCTCCGGATGCCACCCGGAATGCCCGGCTTTACACGCCGAACTTCAACAGCTTGATCGCATTGAAATCCTGCACACCACCGCCAACACGCTTGGTGGTATAGAACAATACATAGGGTTTGGCTGAATAAGGATCACGCAACACGCGAACGCCCGTCCGGTCAACGACCAGATAGCCTCTGGAAAAATCACCAAAGGCAATTGCCGCAGCTTTGTCGGCGATATCCGGCATGTCTTCTGCCTCAACCAGACCAAAGCCGAGAAGTGATGCCTGCGCGCCCGGAGTGGAGGGCGGCGTCCAGAGATAATTACCGTCCTTGTCCTTGAGCTTGCGGATTGCCGCCTGCGTCTTGCGGTTCATCACCCAGTTTGCATTCTGGCGATACCCGGCTCTCAATGCGTAGATCGTATCGAGCAGAATGTCCGATGCATCTGCCGCTGCGAAAGCTCCGGCAACCCCGGTCGATAGCGAGCCCAGCTTGCCCCAGCTCCAGGCAGACTCCGCCACTGTTTCGTAAGTGAGGAAGCCACGGGGTTTGTTGGTACCATCGCCATTGATGAAAGCCTTACCCTCCTGTTCAGCAAAGGCGGTTTCCACTTCCGTAGAAATCCACTGCTCGACATCCACCACGCCATCATCGAGCAGCGAGGAAGTTGCAGCAGGCATGGCATAAAGCTCCATTGTCGGAAACTGCAGCTCAGCCAGCTTGGAACTTTCCGTTTGAGGACGGATTTCCGTTTCACTCACCCAGCCCACCGATGGGCCCTTGATTGAGAACGGCTTTTTCAAAATTGAACCAGAAACCTGTCGCACGGTGGAAATATTGCGAATTGGTGATATCTGCGCCAGCCGCGCCCCGATCTCACTTTCAAGCTCGGGAGGTACCAGATAACCGCCATCAGAAGCCGAGCCTATCGAATGCGCCTTGGCTTCAAGCGAACGCACACCGCTCTCGTCCCCGCGCCGGACATAACTCTCAAAAGCGTTCTTGTGTTCGAGCGAGCGCAATGGACTGACACCACCATCCAGGGCGGGTCGCACCTGTTTCAATTCAAGCTGTTCCATTGCGCGCTTTTGCATATCGAGCGCATCGTCAAGTCGCTGCAGTTTTTCATTCGTCAATACATCGATGCTTGAGCCTTTTTCGAGCTTGCCAAGCCGATAATCATTAACTTGTTTGTACTCATGAAATGTGCGCGCAAAATCATCGAAGCTTTCAATGGCCTCCAAAGTCTTGGTTTCCATTATTTCATTGTATTCGCTCATTATTTTTCCTTGGTTGTTAAAGTGAAATCATAAAAATGCGCAAACGCCATCGCTTCGCCCCAAGGGTTTGGGGCAAAGTCAGAAAGCGCATAGGGTGTTTACGGGATTAGTGGTCAGCCGCCAGCGATCAGTTCGGTACGGCTCGCAGCTTCACGAATATGTCCGGTTTCGTTGCGCAGCGGCCAGCTATGCCGCTAAAATCGTAAGGTGCCGCTGCACAAATGAGACGCTCAGGTGCGGAGCATAGTTAGACTTCTGTCGTTCGCAGCTTCACGAATATGTCCTGTCGCTTTTGAATTGCAGCCAAATAATCTGGATAGGTTGGATAGTTCTCGATCTCAGAAATATAAAGCAGAAATGGATATTGAGCAAAACCGGGTTCAATCGGCTCATATTCCTCTGCCGGAAATATATTCTCTCTTAGCTCTAAATAACTATCCGCGCTTTTCAAACGATAATAAATTCCCTTATGGTCGCTATGTCTCTCGTGCAAATTGCTGCCAATTACTTGTTCAATGGTTGTCGCAATGCCCTGCATGATAGACAGTTTTCTATCGTCTAACTGCTTATGATGTTCGTCAAATTCCTCGGTATCAATGGGCCAGTTCTCAATTTCCATTTCCTCTACTTCTGCACAACGAATTCCAAATAAAAACTCTCTGTTCAAAATCGCTCCCTAACAAAGGCATCAGCATTTCCATCATTCACCTGCCGGGATCAGGCTTCTTCGGTTCGCAATTTTACGAAAATGTCTGGTCTTGCTTCGACAGCGGCTAAATACTGACGATTTTGCTGTGGATTGTTCAAATAGAGAAGATAGGCATAGTCGGGAAATTTCCCTTCTGAAACCTCACCTTCATCGACAAGAAAATTTGTTTTCAGATATAAACTTCTATTGGGCAAAGGGAAAGCATAGTACGGATCGCCATGAGCGGTTTCACGACCTTCAAGCTGAATACCCAACAAATCTTCAACAAACTCCGACAGATCCGCTATCTCATTGTCATCATATTCAGCATTTTTCGCTTCATTATGTATGCCAAACAATACATGGTTTTCTGCAATCATTTTAATGACCCATCTTCTCTTAGCTCATTAGCCTTGATGTTCCAGAGCAGCCTTTGCGGGTGTTCACAGGCCGGTATTTTCAAGGTGCGCGGCTGGCTTTTTACCTGCCCCACTCTTGCCGAAGGCAGCATGGGAAAGGTTACGACCGAGATTTCCCACAGATCAGCCTCGTGAATGTGCCGCACGCCCGCGCCGTCCGCCTTGGCACGCACTGTTTTGAAGCCGATGGAAAGGCCATCAATTGCACCTGAAGATATTCCAACACTCAGTGCTATCGTTTATATTTGCTATTTTTCCATTCTAAAAAGAACGAATCTGACCATAATTTCAGAATTCCATAAAATACTTCGGATGTTATGCGAATTTCTCTGATACTCGATATCGTATCCGCAATATTGTCTTCATTTTTAAAAGCAATTATTCTTACAATTTCATCATCTTCATCTAATTGCAAAATATTACCACCATCGTCAAAGGCGGCATCTCCATCTGGCGCCCAATTTATCCTCGGCGACAAAAACATTTCATCAAAATCCTTCGGACTTATCCCATGAAATTGCTCCAAATCACCATCCCCGTACCATATATTTTGGTATGCTATGGCAATGTCCACACCACCTTTAGCATTAAGACCAGGAGATAAATGATTTCCTTTATTTTTTAATCTATCCAACACCTCTTCATAAGAGTTTTGAAGCATCGTTGCATCTTTTTCTCGTACACCAAATTCATATCCATCAATATGAATTATAAAAAAACCAAGCGCCCTCAAATTAGAACTTTCGAAAGATTCTTCTATATGGCTTTCAATGGCAAATATGCTTTTATCACCCACAATCATTATTTTAATTCCTATATCCAAAATACCTTTTTATTTCTAGTACCCTCCAATCTGGTTTTGAATATTGTGGGGCTCAGGAGGTCGTGTTTTGCTCAGCTTAAAACGTAAAGCCCGGCCTCGCCAACAGCACGATGGATATCTCGGATTTTTTCTTTGTTTCTTGGCAAGAACAGATCAGTTCGATCATACCCACCTAAAACCCTGACGTCATGGGCAATAAAATACATATCAAACTTACGTTTTTCACGTAGGCTATCAAATATTACTTTCTCTAATATCCGATTGTATTTATCGAATATTCTAAGCGGTCTTGGGTAATTGCACACCACTCCGTCTACAGATAGTTTTCGATAAAAGTTAATAAATTTCTCTTCACCTATATGATAGTCAGCCAGTTTCCCGCAAGAAACGGCGAGGTCATAAAACATGATTTCACTATCCTCGGCCTCCTGTTCAGATAACCAACGGTTAAATATAGAGACATTAAAGGGCGCAATCTCCAAGTCGGCAAGATTTTGCTCTCCAAAGTCAAATTCAGAAAACATTGCGGCGTAATGTGATAACGTATTCATGTTTCCACTACTCGCATTTTCCGCTTCACTATACCAAACAATACGCGATGTTCTGATATTACCGGCCCCCTCTCTAGTCAGCGTCTGGCTTCAGGCTTAAGGCTACTCGACAATGCGCAGCCAGATAAATCGTCACGAGATAAACCAAAATTCCGATTACCGATAAAGCTTGAATGTAAGCATACTTATCCTCTGGATAAACCGATTTAAGTATACTCACACCATTTGATAAAAAATACGCATGTATAGGAAAGCAAAGAATTACTGATACCAAAATTACAGAAGAAAACATTCTGGTAAAAAACGATAAAAAGAATGCAATCAACATTACGACGCATCCTCTCTTATGGACAAACAACATTCCTCCGATAATTGGCCCCAAAGCAAAGTCATTCGGCTCTATCAGCAAGAGGAAGTAAGCAGATATCGTCAAGTTGATAGAAAGGCATATTAATAGCGCAATAATATGATTTTTTAGCATTAAACCAGCCCTCGAGTGGCAAATCAATAATTTAAACAGTTTTGCACTGTGGGCTCTTTTGCCACCATTGCTGCACAATCAAATAAATCGTCACAATGTAAGATAAAATTCCCATGGTGGGCCAAGTATGAAAATAGATATATCTATCCGATGGATATATTGGGATATATTGAAACAACCATTCAGAAAATCTGGGCAACATATTATGCAAGTATAATGGGCAGCAGGCAGCGATGGAGATAACAGCGATTACGCCGGAGAGTTTTTCCATTTTCGATAGTAATGAAAGAGCTATGGCCATTAGAACAAAGCCAATAAAATGGGAAAATAGTATTCTTCCTCCTATACTGGATAGTCCAAATTCAGTACCATCCAGCAGTACTATCTTGTAACAGGAAATGCTCAAGTTAATTGTGTAAAGAAGAGTGAGTAACACCGACCGATTTTTGTCCACCTAAACCAATCCACCTTCTATAAACCAACGGCCCGTGAGGAATGTTTTCGGGCCCAAGCCGTGTCAATCCAACTTTGGATACTATGGTTCCAAACGGCAATCCACTATCCTCCGGTGGTGTTCCGGTACCCATAAACTCATTAGGTGCAGATGCACAAATAGACGCTCAGATACAGAACACAGTTAGACTTCTGTAGTTCGCAGCTTCACGAATATGTCTGACCTTGCTTCAATCGCAGCGACATATTCGGGGTACTCTTCTACCTCATTGATATAAAGAAGATATGCATATTCTGGAAAATCCTGTTCAAGCAGCTCCTCGTCATTAATTAATTCATTTATATGCAAATATATAATCTCTTTGTCAGGAGAGTCTGCAAAATAATCTCCATATGTTATACTATCATTACACTCGAGATTAATATTCAATATTTTGTTAATTGTCTCGGATAGATTATACATTTCCACTTCATCCCAGATAGCATCTTTTTCTTCGTTTTGTATTCCAAATAATATTCTGATCATCACTCACCTGACTCATACCTGATAAAATTTCCATTTCCATCAAGAACAGCAAATGGACTCTGCCGATTCACCATTGCTTGACGTGACTCAAAAATAACAAATCCCAACTTTCGACCTGTCTGGTCATTCAAATCGTTTCTTAGTTTTAAAAGATCCATCGATCTCAGCTCTGGTGGTTCTTCAATAGGTGCGGTACGCGTTCGGCGTCCCCGCAAACCAATATTACCTTGTCTTTGGGCACGTTGCATTAGTGTTCTGCTGATAATTGCTATATCGAAATCACTTGGTTTAAAACCCTGATCAAACAATGAATCACGCAGCGAATTCCGCCCGGTCACCGCGCTGCCGCGCAGGACAATCTGCGCATCCCGCACCCCAATACTTGTCAATCCATTTCGAATGGTAGATCCGAACTGTGTGCACTGTGCTGCATCGACAAAGCCATAAGGTATGAATTGCCCGCGAACGACAGCACCTTGCGATAGCTCACGCATTCGTGCTGCAGCATCGCTTCTGATACTTTCATTAGCCGAAATTTCGCTTTCGACACTGTTGTAAACACGCGCTTGCGGACGCCAGTTTGTATCCCGCAATTGCACTTGCCTTACAGCTTCTTTTGCTCGTTGTATGGCAAGATCAAGCCGCAAAACCTGATCAGGCCTGAGTTCCTGAAATTGTCCACCACTATATCGCCGAACATTTGGCACGCCACCGCGACGCCCACCGCCAGTCTGCGCCAATTGCACCGGCGTTCCATCCGGTGCTTTGGGTGCCGCACCTTGCGGCTTCGGCGCAGGCACTGCTCCGGCGAAACGGCCTCCCCGCGAGGTAATCGGGCGAGTACGTGCAGTGCTTTGTCCGCTATTTCCCCCGCCATCCGTCCATTGGCCTCCATTGGTATTTCCGGCAGAAACACGCGGCTGGTTCGGGTCGAATTTGTGTGAGAGCCAGAGTTGAAACAGCTCAAAGTTATTCGAGCGGCGTTTCAACTCCGCATTTTCCGCTTCCAGACTGTTTATCCAGCGGCGGTTGTAATCAGTCGGGCTGGCACGCTTCAGTGCGCCGAGCAGAAGTTCATTGGCCTTGATGTTCCAGAGCAGCTGCGGCGGGTGCTCCAAGGTTTGTATCTTCAGGGCGCGCGGCTGGCTTTTTACCTGCCCCACTCTTGCCGAAGGCAGCATGGGAAAGGTTACGACCGAGATTTCCCAAAGATCGGCCTCGTGAATGTGCCGCACGCCCGCGCCGTCCGCCTTGGCACGCACTGTTTTGAACCCGATGGAAAGACCATCAATTGCCCCGGAGCGCATCAATTCCAGCACTTCCTGTGCCTTGGCAACGCCTTTAGCCAGCTTCCCCTCGACATAAAGTCCGCGCTTGTCTTCGCGCACCTCCGTCCAGACGCCGATAGGCTGGTTCGGGTCATGCTGCCAAAGCATGCGGATACCGCCCGGGCCCCGTTCCCGTACAGATTTCAGGAAAGCACCCGCTTTAATGGCATCCTTGCCAAGATCCACTTCATCGAAGAGGCTGGCATAGCCGGTAAAGCTGCCATCGGCAGTGACATTCTCAATCGTCAGACCGGCAAACTTTTTCTCGATGCCGGCAATGGTCCTTCGTGTTGGCTCCAGACTAACCGACATCGGATTCGTCCTCCTTGTGAGAGGCGCCTGGCTGGATGGGCAATGTTTTTGACTCGCCCATGCGCGCGGCAATACGGGCGAAAACGCCGAGTGCTGTCCATGCTGCAAGGCTTGCTGCGGCTGCCCCCATCAGCATCAGTTCGACATCACCAAGCTGACCGCGAATATCGAGTTCTGCGGCAATCTTGATGCCCGCGACACCGCCGAAAGCAAGACCGCAGACAATGCCGACAATGAAGCGAATAGCCGCCTCGCTTTTGTCACGCGGCAGCATATAGGCAAGAGAGACGGCGGAACCTGCAATGGCACCAGCCGCCTTTGCCGCCAATATCCAGGCGGCATCGGACCAGTTAGGCATGATTTTTCTTCCTTTCAGAGCAATTCCAGGAAAAGTGCAAAGCGGTTTTCCGTCCGGAATTGCGAAACAAGAAATTTGAATTTCAGGAAAAGTGCGAAGCGGTTTTCGCTCGCAACTGCCGGTCAAGAAGTTGTAATTCCGGGAAAAGTGCGAGGTGGTTTTCCGTTCGCAATTGCGGGTGCTATTGCGGCGTGTAACCGACAGCTTCACGCTTTTCCTCATCGCTGAGGAATGGTGCGGCGGAGATGCGCGCCCATAATGCGTCGCGTTCCTGAACCAGACCGTCGATACGGTCGAGATCAGGCTCAAGACGTAGATCCTTGCCGAAAACCGGGCCAAGCCAATTGCTGATTGCCTTTGCCGTGCGTGTCACAAGAGGCAGCACAGTCAGGCGATAGAAGGCCCGGTTGGCCTCGGCATAATTGGCGTAGGTATTGTCGCCGGGAATGCCCAGCAGCATGGGCGGAATGCCGAAAGCCAGTGCAATATCGCGGCTTGCCGTGTTCTTTGCGGCAATAAAATCCATGTCGAGCGGCGAAAGACCCATGCTCTTCCAGTCAAGGCCGCCTTCCAGCAGCAGCGGACGCCCTGCCTTCGCCGCGCCGGTATAGCCTTCTTCCAGTTCTCCCTTCAGCCGTTCAAACTGGTCTTCTGTCAGGTGGCTTGTTTCGCCCGGCGCATAGACCAGCGCTCCGGAAGGGCGGGCTGAATTGTCGAGCAGCGCCTTGTTCCAGCTGCCGGATGCATTGTGAATATCCAGAGCCATCAGGGCGGCTTCGAGCGGGGCAAAGCCGTAATGGTCATCAAGAGGGTGAAACAGTTTCAGATGCAGGCCGCGCCCGTCATCGAGTGGAATTGTACGTTTTTGCGCGCCCGCGCCATAAGCCAGCGCAATTGGCCAGCCATTGTCATCGGCAAGCACCCGCACACGGTCCGGGCGCAGCAGGTGCAGCTCACTTGCTCCCCTTCCGCCTTGCACACGCTCGACATAGGCATTGCCGGACAGGAGAATGTGCCCGTAAAGAGCCTCGAAAAAGCTAGCTCCATCCATTCCACGATGCGGGTTCGCCAGAAGCGCCAGCAAGGGGTGTTCGCTCTGCTCCACCTTCCCATCATAAAGCAGCCAGGGCGTTGCCCCCGCAGCCTCGGCCAGATGCCGTACGCAGCGATAGGCGATCGGGTTGCGCATGAAACCCTGCCGCGACAAGCCTACATAGCCGCTTTGTGACCAGCGCGCCTCCCGGTCAAACTGCAGGGCAACAAAGCCCTGCGCCGATTTTTGCTGCAGATGCGGGTTCTCATTCGCGGCGCTTTTGCGCCACGGCCAGTTGATTGCCATTGATGAAATTCTTTCTGCTATGTTTTGAAGGGATCAGCCAACCACGCGCACCCTTGGCCGGATATCGCGCCTGCCGAAGAGTTCACTCAGCGCCCAGACAAGCGCGTCTACCCGGTCCGGCGAGCGGCCGGTGGAAAGCCCGCTATGGGAGAAGTCGCACATCTCATCTTCCAGCAGGGGAAACCGTGCCGCATGTCGCACCCTGCCCTGTTCATAAAGTGCTGCGACCGGCTCGGCCCGCACCGCCTTGCCACGATTGGCTCGCACCGGTTTTACCGGCACATTCACGTCTTCTGCGGCGATCACCGCTGGCACCATGTCGCCGCCCTGATTGACTTCGGCAATCAGCAGGTCCGCCTCGAGCCGATAATAAAGGGCAATGGCGCGCCGCGCCCATTCGTGCGGCTTGGCGGGGGCAAAGCTTTCATCGGCCAGCACCCAGCCTATCCCCTTGTCATCAAGTCCTGCAGCAACGATGCCGCAAGCATCTGATTTTTTCGTGGCGCTTGCGGGCGGATCAACAGCAATGACAATACGTTTCAGCTCCGGTACCTCCGGGGAGAAAACCTCTTCCATCATCAGGCGGGACCATAAAGCGCCTTCACTTTCCTCGATCAACTCGCCATCAAGCTCTTGACGCCCAAGGCGCGTGTCGCCGTAAAGTCCGTCAATATGCTTGACGAAGCCCGGCGCCAGAAATTTCGCATTTTCGCGCATTTTCATGCGGCGCACGGGTATGCTTGGATCGGCCAGCATTTTCTTCAGAAGTGGCAAGGGTTTCGGCGTCGTTGTGATCACCTGTTTCGGGTTTTGACCAAGCCGCAAACCAAATTGCAGCATGTCCCATGTTGCCTGCACATTTTTCCACTTGGCTAGCTCATCGCACCAAGCAGCGTCAAACTGCGGACCGCGCAGGCTTTCCGGGTCTTCCGATGAGAACATCGAAGCTGTCGCCCCGCTGTTCCAGAGCAAGCGGCGCCTTGTCATCTCAAAGCGCGGACGCTCTACTCTCGACACTGACATGATGCCGGATGGCCCGTCGATCATTACCTCGCGCACATCGGCAAGTGTTTCGCCTACAAGTGCAATGTGCATCGATCTGATGTCGGAGAACGGCGCGAGTGCGTGAGCCATGCCATTGACCCACTCGGCACCCAT